CCCATCTGTGTTAACTTAGCTAATTAACATGGATTACTGCCATACGCGACTCAAGGCAGAGTATGCGTATCTAGCTGCGGGACTCGGCACTTTGACAGCCGAGGCCAGATCATGGTTCACCATGAAATGGCGAATGTTGTCAGTGATCTCTCGAGGGCTAATTTTGAAGCTTGTCGAAGAACTCAACGTTACCGCTTGCCACCGTTTTGTCCAGGTTTATGGGCAATGGTGGGCCTGCGTTGAATCCTCTGCTAGGTGGGTCATGGAGGAAATTACAAGTTTCTTTCTTGACCTAGATGTTGCATTTAGTGTGCAAACTGACCGACTGAAACGGTGGGCCGAGCAGTTCCTTTGGGATTTTAAATGGGCTGGGTTGAGTAACACATGGCGCATGGGGTGGCTTTGCAATAAAACCTTAATTCCGGTAGGTCGATATGTCCTCCGGAAGTTGGGTGACAAGGCAATGCTAGTATTGGACTGGACGAGGTGTGTTATCATCCAGAGTCTAATCACGGCCTACCCTAGCCTAGTTCGCGAACAAGAAGCGGAAATCACTGCACGTGCACTTTGCGACAATGATCTCGTGTATGACAAGGAGATCAATTTCGTGAAGCGTTATATTGGTGATCGAGTAGCCAAGGGTGACGCTTCGGTGGATCGTGCGCGACAGGGCCGTGCACGTGTTTCTGACATCCACAATGCCTCCTCTGAAGCCCTGCGTGCGGTTGTGTCTGCCCAGTTCGCTGGGCTACCTGGCACCCGGATGAACGCCACTGCCGCCATGCAGTGGGCGCGGAATGGTTTTGCTAACAACTGGCCTGACCCTGAGACGGCTCCTGAAGATCTCAAGGCAGTGCATAGCATACTCCGGTCCGTGCGTGTTAAGGATCGTGGTGCCCTAATAACCCGGGTACCAGTTTGGCACATTATGGGTTATAGTGTTGTGGAACGTGAAAACGCGAGGACCATCGAGTCTTTGCGTTCATACGTTCTAACTCCAGAACAGCACTGAGCCAGACTCGTTGAGATCCCCACACTGAGAGCCAAGAAATATGATCGTAGGCGTCTCGACCCAAGTGTGAAAGTGGTTCTCAACGGTCTAGCACCTAAAGCGGCGCCTGCTTACCGGGTGACAGGCTTCCCCGCCGCTAGCGATGACATGGTCATACACGACCAAGACATTGAACATCTTGTACGTGGTATCAATGAACGTGTGTTTCGCGTCGATAATGGAAAATCGATTCCCCCCCTGCCTGCACCTGGGGCTTACGATAGACTGGAATATCTCGTGCTAAAGTTTGCTGATCCCGCTCTGGAGCCGCTTCCCCTCACTAGTGAGGAGTTTGTAGATACCTACAAAGGCCGCAGAAGGACGATCGCTCAGCAAGCCTCCGAGGAGTTCTTAAGATGTGGACTCCGAAGACACCATTCAGTCGTATCGTTGTTCGGGAAGAGAGAAAAGTTAAATATCCGCAGGAAACCCGATCCTGTCCAACGCGTTATAAGCCCGCGTTCCCCTGTATTCAATTTTGCCTTAGGTAGGTATACCAAGGCAGTTGAACATAGGTTATATGAGGATATTAACAGACTGTTCGGTTATGAGGTCATGGCAAAAGGCAAGAACTTCAAACAGGTCGGTGCTTTACTACGTGATCACTGGGAGAATACGCATTCAGCTGTTGCCCTAGGATATGACGCTTC